TATATTTATAACAAAACATAATATGGATTCATTAAATCAAATAATATTTGACGATAAAACTTTTTCTGATCTTCTTAAAGAAATTCATGTTAATCAGAAAAAGAAAGGCAAACAAATAGGCCAATTAATAGCTGAATTAAGACCCCTTATACAAAATTTAGGAGATGCTACAGTAGTTGTTCCATTAATTAAAGAATATATGGAAATTAGTGTTAAAAATGATGACCATTTATTAAAAATGGCTGCTATAGTCCAACGTTTATCTACAGGTAACGCAACTAGTGGTGGTGGGGATATGTTAACTGAAGAAGAAATGAATCAATTACAAAATATTATAGAAGAAACAGAAAAAAAAGATGTCAAAACTCCTTAAATTTAATACAACATCAGGTGGAGGGTTATCCTTAAAAAAAGAATTCACTAGTGTTAGAGTAATTGATATTATTTTAAATCCCTCTCACCCAAAATATAAAAATGTAGATTCTATAGGAACTATATTCTATTCTAATATAGATACTAAGAAAAAAACAACTAATCCTGAAACTTTACCAATAGCTATACCTTTATTTACTTTTCAAAAATATTTTCCTCTTATAAATGAAATTGTATTAATTACAAGTATAGATACTGATAATAGTAATAAAAAAAGAGAAAAAAAAATATTTTATTTACCTAATATTAATTTATGGAATAATCCTCATCATAATGCAATGCCTATTACTTCAACTTATAAAAGTGATAATAAACAATTTAGCAATTCACAAGATGGACTTTCTAATAAACAATCTAATAATCCTATAGAAATATTATTAGGTGAAACTTTTAAAGAAAAAGATTTTATAAAACCTTTAAGACCATTTGAAGGTGATAATATATTAGAAGGTAGATTTGGAAATACTATTAGATTAGGTAGTACATCAAAACCTTTAAATCCATGGTCACAAAATGGAGAAAATAGTGACCCTATCATTATTATTAGAAATGGTCAATTTAATGATACAAATGATGATACTTTTATCCCTAATGTAGAAAATATAAATAATGATGATTCATCTATATATTTAACATCTAATCAAAATATTAGTAATTTTGAAGTTGCATCTAAAAATATGCAATCATATATTAAAGGAGCAGATAAACCATATATCTCACCTGAAGACCAATTAACCGAACCACTTGAAAAAGACTTACAATAATGAGTTATATACCAGAAGCACCAAATAATTATATAGGGAAACAAGTAATAATTAATTCTGATCGTTTAATTTTTAACGCTAAAGATGATTCTATTTTACTTTTTTCAGATAAAGCTATAGGATTTAGTACTAATGGTAATTTTCATTTTGATACATTTAATAATGGTACTAATAAATTTATAGTAAATGCCCCTAAGATAATTTTAGGTTTAAGATATGATAATACTTATGCTAATGAACCCGCAGTATTAGGAAATCAAACAGAAATATGGTTGAATGAATTAATTGATGTAATTTCGGGAATATTAGATGATATTAGACAAAAAGTTTCTTATAATTGTACTGGAAAAGTAACTGCCCCCAGAAGTTTTAATAAAACAGCTTTACAAGGTAGGTATGATGATTTAGAAAATTTAAAAAGTGACATTAAAAATATAATGAGTAAAAGAATTAATTTAGTATAATGGCAGTAGGGGATATATTTACATTATTTAAAAATCAAACTGATACCTTATTAAAAGATATAAAAAAAGGTATTAAAGAAGAAGGAACTAAAAAAGTTAAAGAAACTGCTTTTGATCAACTTCCAACTCCCGAAAAAATTGAAAATGATTTTACAAATTTAATAGACAAACCAAGAGAAGCTGAACAATATTATACTAAAACAAAAAATAAATTAGAAGCTATATTATTTAAAGTTGAAAATTCCAGAAATAAACTTGGGCGTCTTGAAGAAAAACTTACTAAAATAAATACAAAGACTAATGATCTTGAGGAAGTAGCTGCAGTCATTAATGCACTTCTTCCCCCTATCAAAACAGCTATACAGGGTTTAGCAGCTTCAACTGCAACAGCAGGTGCACCTACATTAGGTTCAGCAGTATCTATTCCTTTAAATGATCAAAAGAATAAATTATTAAATTTTTTAGGTTACTTAGTAGCTGTTGTAGGTGGTGTTGCTGATATGATTGAAACAATAAATAAAACTACTGATTCAATAAGAGAAATAATTCCTTCATCTATAGCAAAAATAGAACAATTATATGAATATATATTAAATATATTAGATTTATTAGAAAAATTATATATAAATTTATTATTACCATTATTAGAGGGTTATGAAGAAATAGATGGAGGAATAGATAATGTAGAAGATTTATATAACCAATATCCAGATTTACAAACATTCTTAAACAGTGAAGGTAATATTAATTTATCTGATGAAGAACTATCATATGGGGTTACTAATGGAATTAGTAATGTTCCACCAAAATTCTTTAGAAGATATAGAAAAGGACCTTATACTGATATTTATTAACAAATATTATTTAATATGAAAGCCACAGTTTTCGAAAAATTAATTAGAAAAGTTGTAAGAGAAGAAATAGACTATGCTCTTCGACGTGAAATTAAAACACTTAAAGAAGATTTACGTGATGAATTTAAATCTACAATTGTAGACCAACCAACACAACGTAATATAACAGCTACGGGAATGGGTAATCCAATTCCTGCAAATGTAAAGTCTTCTTTAAAAGAAAAAATTATGGGTAAATCTATTTCCCAACAATTTACTTCTAATGGAGCATTAAATGATCTATTAAATGAAACAGCTCAAGGTAATACAAATCTTGAATCAACATTAATGCCTGAAACACCAATGCCTGTTGAAGTCTCAAATGTAGTAAATAGAGATTATCGTGAATTAATGAGAGCTATAGATAAAAAGAAAAATAGTAGACCCTAATGGCTAAAAATTCTACCCAAATAGATCCTTTAGATTTAACCCCTTCAACAGGAGTAGGAGTAGCCTTACCTTTTAATGGACCGGGTGTTTTTAATACTAATTATACTACTTCTGATCAAACTAGATCTAATTTAATCCATATGGTTCTTACAGAACCAGGAGAATTAGTAAACAGACCATCTTTTGGAGTAGGGTTAAATAGTTTATTATTTGAACAAAATGTAGATAAAGATACTTTACAAGAAAGAATTCAGGAAGCAGTATCTAAAGATCCAAGACTAAGTAGAATGGTTACTATATCTGATGTTATTATTGATCAAGAAATTAATACAAATACTATTAAAATCAATATAGAATATATCTCAAATTTAAATGGTAATAAAGATGCTATTCAAATTGGGATAGGAAGTATAAATAATAGAGGTCCTGCACCTTATGAACAAAAATAATAAATAATGGCATATTCTAATACAAGTAATACATCACAAAGGGATATTAAGTATCTTAATAAAGATTTTAATTCATTAAGAGATCAATTAATAGAATATACTAAAACATATTATCCTGAAACTTTTAATGATTTTTCTGATGGTTCTCCTGGTATGATGTTTTTAGAAATGGCAGCTTATGTTGGTGATGTCCTTTCTTATTATACTGATACTCAATTACAAGAAACTTTTTTATTATTAGCTCAAGAAAAGAAAAATTTATATAATTTAGCATATTCTTTAGGGTATAGACCTAAAGTTACAAAAGCAGCCAGTACAAATTTAGATATATTCCAATTATTACCAGCTAAAGACTCTAGTGAAAATTATAATCCAGACTATGATTATACATTAGTCATGGGGGAAGGATCTTCTTTTAGCTCAACTCAAGGAGGAATCAATTTCATTACAGAAGAAACAATAGATTTTGCAATATCAGGAGCAGCAAGTCCCACAGATATTAGTGTATATCAAATAGATGGAAATGGAAATCCTCAATATTATTTACTTAAAAAAACTACTAAAGTTTTATCAGCAGTTAGAAAAACTGCTACTTTTACTATTGGAGCTCCTGAAAAATTTCTTAAACTTAATTTATCAGATGATAATATTATAGGGATAGAAAAAATTATAGACAGTGAAGGGAAAATATACACAGAAGTAGATTATTTAGCTCAAGATACTATTTTTGATGAAAAACCAAATAATTCATCTAATAATCCTATTTTATATAATGATAAACAATCTACTCCATACTTAATGAGAATAAAAAAAGTTCCTAGAAGATTTATTTCTAGAGCTACTTCAGATACAAATTTAGAAATTCAATTTGGAGCAGGTACATTAAGTAATGATGATGAAGTAGTGATTCCAAATCCTAATAATATAGGTTTAGGAATTAATGATGCTAGAAGTGAATTAAATAGAGCTTATGATCCTTCAAATTTTCTATTTACTGGAACTTATGGTAAAATCCCTTCTAATATTACACTCACAGTTACTTATTTAGTGGGGGGAGGATTTAATTCTAATGTAGCATCTAATACTATAACAAAACCTGAAACTATATTTACTACTACTAAACCTAATTTAAATGCTAATACAAGAAGTTTTATAATATCAAGTATAGCATCAAATAACCCCCAAGCAGCCACAGGTGGGGGTGATGCTGAAAGTGTTGAAGAAATTAGATTTAATTCAATGGCTAATTTTTCATCTCAACAAAGAACAGTAACTAAAGATGATTATCTTTTAAGAGCTTTATCTATGCCCTCAAGATTTGGAAACATATCAAAAGCTTATATAACCCAAGATGATCAAATTAATCCTTTAACTACTGAAAATAATACAAGAATTGCAAATCCACTTGCTTTAAATTTATATGTTTTAGGATATGATGGGAATAAAAATTTAACTGAATTAGTTAATGCTACTAAAGTAAATTTAGCTACTTATTTAGAACAATTTAGAATGTTAACTGATGCTATTAATATCAAAAATGCTTTTGTAGTTAATATAAGTGTTGATTTTAAAATTAGAGTAACTCCTGGTTTTAATAATCAAGAAATTTTATTAAATTGCCTTCAAGCAATTAAAGAATTTTTCAATATAGATAAATGGCAAATAGGTCAACCTATTATTAAAACTGAAGTATTTAATGTCTTAACTGGTATTACAGGTGTACAATCAGTACAAAGTGTAATTTTTAATAATAAATCAGGTGAATCCTTAGGTTATTCAAAATATAAATATGATCTTCAATCTGCAACTATAGATGATATAATATACCCTTCTTTAGATCCATGTATTTTTGAAGTAAAATACCCAAACACTGATATTAAAGGACAAATCATAACATAATATGGCTTATTATTCTATATTCCCCGAAAAAGACACAACTATATATAGTCATCCTGATAGACTTACAATGAATACAGGTAATGACGAAATTTTAGAATTAGTTAAAGAAAAAGGATCCCAAGATGATAATTATTATCCTTCAAGGATTCTAATTCAATTTAAAGATTCAGATATAAGATCAGTTATAACTAAAATTGGAAATAATTTCTCATCTAGCTTACAATTATTTTCTACTGAACATAAAAATTTATCTTTAAATCATTCTATAGAAGTTTTAGCTATATCACAATCATGGGACGAAGGTACAGGTAGATTTTCTAATTTACCTACATCGTCTAATGGGTGTTCTTGGTTATATAGAGATAATTCTATTACTAAAAAAACATGGCCTACTTCTTCTTATGCCCCTGATACTACAGGTTCAGTTTTTACATCTACTATAATTGAACAAGGAGGGGGATCATGGTATGACACAAATGATTTTAAAGTAGAACAGGAATTTTCTAATGCTGATAATTTAGATTTAAATATAAATGTAACTAACATAGTAAAAAAATTTAGTGCTAGTTTATATGCTTCTCAAACTTACCCTAATGGTATTCCTAATAATGGGTTTTTAATTAAAAATAGAAATGCAGTTGAAATTAATACTTCAAGTAGTAGAGGTACTTTAAGTTATTTCTCAGTAGATACTCATACTATATTCCCCCCTAAATTAACTTTTAAATGGGATGATAGTGAACATGGATTTAATGCTAGTGCAAAAACTAAAGGAGAATTAAATGTATCACTTTATAGAAATAAAGAAAAATATAATACAAATGAAGAAGCTCTTTTTAGATTAAATGTAAGAGATAAATATCCAAATAGAACATTTGTTACCTCTTCAAATTATTTAAACCCTGGATATTTTACAACATCTTCATACTATAGTATTAGAGATGCCCATACAGAAGAAATAATAATCCCTTTTGATGATGAATTTACAAAACTAAGTGCAGATACAGAGGGTATGTATTTTAAAATATATATGAATGGATTACAACCAGAAAGGTATTATCGTTTATTATTTAAACATATAAATGATGATGGCACTGAAATTTTTGATAATAATTATCATTTTAAAGTAGTTAGATAATGAATCCTCAAATTATAAAATTAGATAAAACCACAGTTAGTAATGAGATAGGTAATAAATCTATTGATAGAACTTTTTCTGAATTAATTCCTAAAGAAGATTTAGTATCAGTTGATCAGTTTTTTAGTTATTATAATAAATTATTTTATGATATTCCTAGAGATGGGATTACTTCACATAAAACTTTAATAGAACAAAGTACAGAATTTTATGGTAATTATAAAGACCCTAAAGATGAAATAATTAGAGATTTAGAAAGACAAATTCTAGAATTAAATAATCAACTATTACAAGGTGATTTAAATGATGTAGAATTAGAAGAAAAAATTGAAAAAACTATTAAAGTAAATTTAATTTTAGAAGGTGGTAAAAATTTAGGAAAGAAAAAAGATAGAAAAAAGAAAAAATATAAAGTCACTTTTACTGATTTTGAAGGCCTAAAAACAGTAAAACAAGGAAGTTATAATAAATATAGACAAGAAACATTCGAATTTAAAGGAAAACCTGATTTTTATACAATAGATGTATTTGGTAGAGTAGATAGAAGAGGATCTAAAAAAGATTGGGTTCATGAATATACTAGTGGAATAGTAAGTTTTACTAATAATTCTCCAGATGTTATTGTTGAAGATATATCTATTAAACCTGAGAAAAGATAATAAATGGCTAAATATACAAATAATAAAGGTACTAATCAAAATCTTCCTTCACCTTCTTCAGGTAAGGGTGGATCCACTATAAGTAAAGGTAATATTAAATCAATAGCTAAAAAATTCCAAAAAAAGGTATCTAAATTTATAGATAATATTCCTAATAATTCTAATAAAACTGTTAATATATATAATACATTTGGAAAAGTAGAAGATAATATTGAGTTTAATGTATATGATATTAATGATAATTTAATATCTCATACACGTAATTTTAAAGATTATATTTTTACTGAAGAAGGGACACAAACAGATGGTACAACAAATGAAATATTAGTAAATCCTGAACAGAATTTAAGAGATCTTAATATTAATTCTGGACAATATAAAGTGGAATATAGATTTCAAAGGAAAAAAATTATAAATAATTTTATAAGATCTTTTTCTGTAAAAGAAATATCAAATTCTAGACGTGAAATCAGAATAGATACTCTTGAATTAACTAACAATCAATTAGAACAACGTTATAATATATTTAGTGATGAATTAAATCAATCGTCTTTTTTAAAAGACTTTACCTTAAATTTTGGAAATGGTATTAATATAACAGCAGTTAATATATTTTTAGATAAATCGGAAGATGATTATTCTTTATTAATTAAATTATTAGATCCTTTACCACCTACTATTGCTAATACTTTTACATTAAGAATAGTTGAAGATTTAATTGAACCTGCTGTACTTACATTAAATTTAGAACCTCTTTCTGTAGAAGATTCTACTATACTAATTGCAGGTCCAAACTTTAAAATAGATACTAGATTAAATAGTTCAGTCCCTTCAGAATTTAAAACATATGATGAATTATTAGGTGGTGGAATTACATCAAGTTATCAAAATATACTTAATTCTTTAAGTAGTAGTTTTGAACCTAATGTTGAATATGATAATTTAGTAACAGATTCTGGATATCATTTTGAAAATTTTGTTCATTTTAGTTCAGCAACAGAAAGACTTAATAATTTTAAATATAAAATAAAACTTTTAGAATTATATGATTCACAAACAGCTAATATTAATACAATCATTGGTGGCGCATCATCGTCCATTACAGTTCTAGATAGTAAAAATGTAATAGAAAATAAAAAGAACAAACTTATAGGAGGTTTTGATGGGTATGAAAGGTTTTTATATTATGAATCTGGTACTTATTCGTGGCCTAAATCTAATTCTACTAAACCATATACTCAGTATCCTTTAACTTCATCCCAAGTATTAACTTGGTTTGGAAGTAATGATGGTGCTAATGAGTATTATGGGGGGCAAATATATTCTTCTTCTCAATTTGATGATCAAAATGTATATAATTTAAATAAATTAATACCCGAATATATTAAAAATGATTCAAATAATGATCAATATAAATTATTTGTTGATATGATAGGTCAACATTTTGATCAATCTTGGTTATATATTAAATCATTAACTGAAAATAAAAAAGCAGAAAATAAATTAAGTAGAGGTATTGATAAAGATTTAGTTTATAATGCATTAAAGGGGCTAGGATTTCAAGTTTTTGATGAATTTGAAAATGCTGATTTATTTGAATATTTAACTGGAACTAATAAAGATGGCTCTTTATTCCATATGACAGGATCAGGTATAACTTTAGTTACTTCTTCTAATGATGGTTCTTTACCTAAAGCAGATATAACAAAAGAAAAATGGAAAAGAATTTATCATAATTTACCTTATCTTTTAAAAACTAAAGGTACTGAAAGAGGAATTAGAGCATTAATTACAAGTTATGGTATACCTTCTACTATTCTTAATATAAAAGAATTTGGGGGTTCTACTACTGATAGTACTACTTTTAAAACTTTTAACCATGATAAATTTAGTTATGCATTAGCAGGGAGTAGTAGTGCTAATAGTTATTTTATAAAAACAGGATGGTCAGGTTCCCAAGAAGTCCCTGCTACTGTTAAATTTAGAGCTAAACCTTATAGATTAAGTATCCCACAATTATTATGGTCAATTTCGGGTAGTGGAGATGGTCTTAATAAAGATTTAAGATTAGAATTACATCCCCATACAGGAAGTAATGATATTTTATCATTTAATGATAGAAAAGATTATGGAGATTTAAGATTAACCTCAGGTTCAAATATTTTATTTGCATCTACAAGTAAATTTACTATATTTGATGGTGACTTTTGGGATATTACTATTAGTAGTGGTTCTAATGGGATTGATTTCTCAGCTTATAAAACCATAGATTCAACTACTACAATATATAGTTCAAGTAATAATGTAAATATTGCTAATGATATATGGGGAATATCAGGATCCCAATTTATAGGTGGAGCTGATGCACCATCTTTTCCATTTAGTTCTTATAGTGGTTCTATTCAACATTTATTAATGTTTAAAGATGAAGTTTTAACTAATGAAACTCTTAAAAAACATGCATTAACCCCATCTATGTATAGTGGAAATACCTTTTCATCTTCATATAATAGTTTAATTTCTAAAATTCCATTAGGTAGTAATTTAAATATTCCCACATTATCTACAGGTAAAATTTTAAGTTCATCACATCCTAATTCTAGTCTTACTTCATATTCTGCAAGTTTAGGAGATGTTACTAATTTAAATTGGAAAGGTTTCACAGAAACCCATCATTTAACTACACCTGATACTGTAGGTAAATCTATGACAAGTGAAAAAGTTAGAATAGATATAGGAGAAGTAGAAGATAATATATTATCATATGATATTAAAACTGAAACATCTGCATTAGATAGACAACCTACTGATTCACATGATTTAGGAGTTTATTTTTCACCTTCATTTGAAATAAATAAAGATATAATTTATCAATTAGGTTCTTTTAGATTAGATGATTATATTGGAGATCCTACTCATATTAGTGAAAATTTATATCCTGATTTAAAACTTTTAAAACAAGAATATTTCCAAAAAAATATAGATAAATATAATTATACTGATTTTATAAATACTACTAAACAATTTGATCATACTTTATTTAAAATAATAGAAAATATGGTACCTGCTAAAGCTAACTTAAAAACAGGTATTTTAATTGAACCTCATTATTTAGAAAGATCAAAATTTGGAAATCCTTCCACTTTACCTACTTTAGAAAGGCACAATAACCTTAATGCTGATTATGATTTAAAATTTGATTCAGAAAACTCTAATTTTAATCTAACTAGTCAATATTTATTAACAGAAGTAAATTATAATATAAACCCTAAGTCAGGATTTATGGTATTTGATACAGGTTCTAATCCATTATTAAATAATGCAACTAAAGGAAGAATTAGTAGTAAATATTATAGATCAATAACATCTAAACCTGAAGAATTTTAATAATGCCTATAGGAGATAAAATATATAATGTAGAAATTAACGATTCTGAATTTGAAAGGATAGGATGGCAAAATGCTCGTTATAAAGGAACTAAATTAACTTCTGCTAAAATTAACCAATATAGTAGAGGGGATATTACTTATGGTTTAAATCCAGTTATTGAACAATATAGTAGAACAGTTTATGTTTTTAATCAAGTAGAAAATTCCTTTGAAGTCTTATCAGGATTATTTTATCCTACTACTGATGAACATAATCAAAGTTTACCAGATAAAATAATAGTAGGTTCTGCACAATTTAAAATAGATAGAGCTGTAACTTTTGAATTAGATAACCCTGCTGATAGTTCTCAAATTCAACCAGGTATAGACGGAAATGATCCTAGTTATTATTATTTTGACACTTTAATGAAAACAGATTTAAAAACTTATAATTCATGTAGTGTAAGATTTTTTGATAATTCTAATAATGGTTTTGTAAAACCATTTTATACTGTGGGTTATAATCAAGGAGAATTTACTCCTGCAGCAGCATATTTTTTATCAGCAAGCCAAAATACTCGTTTAAGTGGATCAGCAGGGACTGATTTTTTTAAATATGCACCTGATGTAGCTAATTTATCAGGTTCACGATTTTATATAAATCCAAACTCAGAAGAATGGTTTATAGGAAATGCAGAAGCATCAGGTGCTGCTGGAACTTTAGGTTTAGGAAATACAGCTATTACTTTAGATCATATAGGTAGTAAATCTGATATAAATTCTATAGAAGGATATTTTCATAATTTAAGTGAAAGATTAAGTAAAAATGGAGATTCTTATTATATTTCTTTTGATAAAGGAAGTGGTGGTAGTGGTTCTTTAAATGAAAAAATTTCATTAAAAGCTTATGATGTTCATAGATTATTATTTAGTGGTAGTGGTGATGAACAAAATATAAATACTTCAACTAAAACTTTTAAAATCCAAACTAGTGGTCGAAATAATCATCCATTTGTAGGAAATTATATTAATAAAAAAACTGAATATGTTCTTTTTAAAGAAACCAAAATAAATAATGTAGTTCATTTGGATTTTAATACAACTAGTGAAATGCCCGCAGGTGTAGGAAATGGAGGTGTTATTATTCCAAATAACCTTCATCCTAAAATTAAAGAACGATTAAATATTTATTTATCAAATGCTGGATTAGGTGCACAAGGTGGTGTTTCAAGTAATTTTAGTTTAGGATCAGCTCAAGCTCGAGAAGTTTCTGAGGGACCTCAGTATATATCAATAAAAGGACTTAATTCGTTTTATGATATGGAATTTAAAGAGGAGTTAAAAGAAGAAGAAGGAAGAGTAGATGGAGATGAAGAAGAGGAGTCATTTTATACACCACCTCTAGAAGATGAAGATACTGGAGAAACCACAGGTGGTGGAGATGATCTGACACCTCTTAAAGATGAAACTTTAGTAGATAATAGTGATTTAATAGGAAAAGATATGACATCTGATATAAGATTAAAAGAAAATATAATTTACTTAAGAAAATCTTTATCTGGTATTCCAATATATAAATTTAATTATATAGGAAAATCTACTACTTATGAAGGAACTATGGCACAAGATTTATTAAAACTAGGATTTAACCAAGCAGTAACTAAAAATCCAAATGGATATTATTCTGTAAATTATAGTTTAATAGATGTTAATATGAAAAAAATTTAAATAAATGAAAGAAAGGTTATATTTTAATAATAAAATAGAAGTTAGAAAGTCACCTATTCACGGGTATGGAGTTTTTGCTAAAGAAAAAATCGAAAAAAATCAAATATTAGAAGAATGCTTTTTTATTCCTCAAGATGTAAATCGTAGTAATTATAATTTTTTATTTAAATGGTATGAAAATAATGTACATAAATTTAATGCATTACCTTTAGGGTATGGATGTATTTATAATTCTTCTAAAACATTTGGTGAAAACAATGCAATGTGGGAACGTAATGAAGAAGATAGAATATTTATTTTTAAAACTATTAAGAATATAAAAAAAGATGAAGAAATAATTACTTATTATGGGGATTCTTGGTGGGAATACTATCATAAAGAACAACAATTATTAAAAAAAATTAAATAAAATAAAAACCTTATATATTTATAATAAAATACAATTAATATGGGATATTTAGATAATTCATCAGTAACAGTAGATGCTATTTTAACACGAAGAGGAAGAGAACTTTTATCAAGAAATGATGGTTCTTTTCGAATTACTCAATTCGCATTAGGTGATGACGAAATTGATTATACATTATATAATGAAAATCACCCAGATGGTTCACAATATTTTGGTGAGGCAATTGAAAACTTACCATTAGTTGAAGCTTTTCCTGATGAAAATAATATAATGGTTCATAAATTAGTTACTTTACCTAGAGGAACTACTAAATTACCTATACTACAAGTAGGCTCTACTTCAGTTAATATTGGATTAGGTCAACAAAATTCAGTTTCTCCTCAAACATTTAATTTTGCTGGTGTAAACAACACAGTAGAAACTAGTGGATATCTATTTACAATTGCCGACAGAAGATTGGTATCAAGTTTTGTGGGAGTAGGTGCTAATGCTACAGCAGCAAACAGAATTCCATTTACAGGAGAAGCATTAGGTCAAACAGTAAGAGGTGAATCAGTTACTTTAACAGCAATTAATAGTACAACATTATTTGGTAATAATAATACATTAACTACAACTTTAACTGTAACTGGTATAGATTCAGGTGCTAAAATAACAGTCCCTGTAACAATTTCAAAAACAGTAACATCAACATCTTTTACAGCTACAGC